CAGATAGACCAGCAACAGCGTTTCGCAGCTCGGATGATCGAGCCGAACCGCGCCCGTCAGCGCCGCCGTCGAGGCCGCCAGCAGCGCGCCCGCCGCATCGAGCACATCCTTCTGCGCCTGTGTCAGGGTCGTGCTGCCCACCGTCGCGATCTCGACCGGATTGCCGCCTAGCGCCGTGCGCGCCGCATCGTCATAGAGGCACGGCCGCCCGTCGGGCATGATCCACCACCACGGCTCGCCGACCTGAAAGCGCGCCGCGTGCCCTGCCGCGACCGCGATTTGGACGAACGCGCGCGCGACGCTCTGCAAATAGCCCATCGCGCCCGCATGCGCCGGCGAAAGCAATGCTGAAGGCGGCACCCAACCCGTTTGCGCTGGCGCGCCGTCCCAGGCACGCTGCTTCCAGTCATTCCAGCAATGCGCGTCGAACAATTCATAACTCAGCGAGACGATCAGGCCATAACCCAGCGCCTTGCCGCGCGCAGCAAAATCGGCATGCCATGCGGCACAAGGTCCGTTCAATGCGCCACCCGCAAGGCTCACGTAGAACGCATTGCCCAGCGGTTCGAGCCGGAAATAATGGCTCATCCCCACATAATGGTTGATCGGCCCGCGAAAGCCCAGGTGCAGCATGTTGCGCAGCAAGCGCGCGGGCGTCAGATTATAGCTGTCGTCATACCCCGTCGCGATCCGCAAACCGTGCGGCGGCACGAAGACGTCGCCAATCTCCAGCACCGATCCCGCGCCTTCGCATGCAATCTCGCTCAGCTCCACCCACCCCTCGACGGGCGCGGCAAGCGGCGTGTCGAGCGCGGTATAACCCGGCGGCACCAGCGAGACGAACATCCGGTCGATATCGCCGGCGAAGACCGGGTCGGCTTCGGCGGGCAGCGCGAACCCGCCCGCCAGCGCATCGAAATCGAGCGTCACCAGCGCGTCCTCGGGCGTCCCGCTCGCATAATTCCATAACCGCACATACCAGCTGCGCGCCGCACCCGCCGCATCGCGGCCCTCGATCGTCAGCGTCGGACCGTTGATCGCATCGAGCGGCAACACGCCTGCCGACCGCCAGCGAAAGGCGAGCCGGCACCCGCGAAAATCGCGGGCCGTTTCATACGCGAGCAGCGGGTGATCGAACCGGTCCTCCGCCTCCCAGATCAGCCCGCACAGGTCATTCGCCTTGTAGAACACGCAATCGACGCGCAGCCCATGTGGACCCGTCGTCGTCGCCGACGCCATCATCGGCCGCGGAAAATTGATGTGCCAAAACCGCGGATCGAACCGCTTGACGAACGCGCGTTCCAGCGCGTCGCCCGGTTTGGCGAGCCAGTAGGACATATTCCCTCTCCCGTCAGGGGAGAGGGTTAGGGAGAGGGGCAGTCCGCCATCCTGCATCCCGTTCCTGTCCCCTCTCCCCTGCCCTCTCCCGCGAGGGGGAGAGGGGGTTCCGTCTAATCCTCCCGCAGCAGGCTGTTGCGCACGGCGCGCGCAATCTGGCGGCTTGAGCGCGCGAGCATTTCCGGCGCGGCACCCGCAGGCGCATTCACCGAAATCGAAACACGCACATCGCGCGGGCGCTGGCCCGACAGCGGCGCGACACTCCCGCTCGACGTCGGCACGAACACTTCGGGCCCGCGCTCGCCGACCAGGAAGGCACGGCCGGGTGATACCGGTCCGCCCGTCGCGCGGCCGGGCAGGCCAAGCACCGCCGACAGGATCGACGCCCCCGCCGTCAGCAGCCCGCCGGGTCCGGGCTGCTGCCCGCCGCCTCCCAGGATCGCGCCGATGCCGGAGCGGATCGCCGCCGCCGCAATCTCGGCCAGCACCGACAGCGCCACGCGCTTCAAATCCTCAAAACCCAATTTGCCCGTGCGGATCGCGCGGATCAGCGTCGATTCGAGCACCGCCCCCGCCCGCTCCACGCCTGCGCCAAATACATCCTCCAGGCTCGCGCGCATGGTATCGACATCGCTGGCAAAGCCGCGCGTATCGGCGCGCACGCTGATCAGCAGCCGCTCAATCTCTTCGTCCATCGGGAAATTGCTCCATCAATCGCGCGAGCGTTGCGGCATCGGGCGCCCCGGCTTCGTCGGGAGACAGGGCCGCGAAGACCGCCGCAAGTTCAGCGGGCGTCGCCGCCCAGAACTCATGCGGCCGCCACCCAAGGATTGCGCCTGCAAGACCCGCCAGCCGCGCGGCCAAAGGTCCAAGCCCCTCCCTTTCAGGGGAGGGGTTGGGGTGGGGCGGTCGGGATTGTTGAGGGTTTGTCGAGATGATCTCCGGCTTCAACGCCCCACCCCCAACCCCTCCCCTGAAGGGGAGGGGCTTCGCTTCACCGCCCACCCAGAATCTGCCCCAGCAAAGTCTTCAGCGCCGGCGTCGCCGCCGCCAGCCCGCCTGTCATCACCGCATTGCCGAAATCGCTGCGCAGCACGCCGTCGCGCGGCTCAATGCAATGCCAGAACAGCGCGACCATTTCGGACAACCGCAACTGCCCGTCGGCGGCGCGCTCAACCAGCGCGAACAACGGCCCCAATTCCTCCTCGGCCGCCACCAGATTCTCGAATGACGGCCGCAGCCGGTGTCCGGCGATCGCGCACTCGCCGCGCGCCGCGTTGGCCCGCGCGCTCACAGCGTCACCACCTGGCCCGAACTTTCGAGCGCCATCGCGTAGGTCCGTTCACCGTTGAAATCGCCCGAATAGTCGAGCCGCGCGACGAGGAACTTGCCGCGCATCCGCTCACCGCTTTCGAACGACAGCTCATAATCGTCGAGTACCCCTGCAAGCGCACTGGCCTTGATCCGGTTCTCCGCCGCCGAGCCCGTGAACACCCCCGCGCCCGATACCGATACCGACCGCACGCCCGCGCCCGACAGCAACTCACGCCACGCGCCCGACCCCTTGTTGGTGATGACCACCGCCTCGCCGTTGATGCTCAACTGCGTCGTCCGCAGCCCCGCGACTGTCGCGTAAACGGGCACGGCCTGCCCATCGCCGACCTTCAGCAGGAAGGCCGATCCCTTTTCCACTGGCATGTATTTTCTCCAACCAAGTTAGCCCCTCCCCTGAAGGAGGGGGAGTTCAAACCGCCATCACCCGCACGCGGTGCTCGACCAGCCCAGCCCAGGGGCCCGCGGGGTCGCGCGATACGAGCGACCGGGCGAAAACGATGCTGGCGATGCGCCATCCGGGAAGATCGCGCTCGACCGTCGCCATCGCGTCCTCGACATGGCCCATCAGATCGTGGAGCCGCGACGGTTCCTCGCCATCGTCCCACACCGTCAGCGCCATGCGGATTTCGCGGCCTTGCGCGGTCTTGGTGCTCCAATCGCCAGTGACGCCGTCGCCGACCGCGATGTAGGGAAACGGCGCGCGCGGCGGCGGGCCGTCATAAACGCCCGACACCGCCGCCATCACCGGCACCGAGGCACGAAGCGCCGCGACGACGGCTTCCTGCACCGCGCGGACCGCATCGCTCATCGCCCGATCCTCCTCAATGCTGCATCCGCGATCATCCGGCGTTTGAGCCGCCGTCCCGTGAGCCGGACCCCGCCCTCGACCGGCTCAATCGCGATGCCTGGCGGCATTGGCGCATTGGCCAGCCGCAGGATCGCGTGCCCCGCGCGCGTATCGGCAATCAGTGCCGCGCGCGCCATCAACGCGTCGAACATCATCGTCTCTCCTCACAGGTCAGGATCATCTGCGCCGGTTCGCACGGGTCGCTCACAACGCCGCGCACGGCGAGGAGGCGCGCGCGCCACACCAGTCGCGTCCTCAGGTCGATCCCGTCGCGCTTGCGCATCGTCACGCGCCAGCGGGGCATCGCGTGGAGCGAATCCGCCGCGCTCAGCCCAGCGGGAACGATGGGCGTCACCGCCACCCATGCCGCGCCGTCATAGACGTAACGCCCGCGCGCACCGGCCAGCGCATCGCGGTCGTCGAGCCGCCGCTCGATCGTCACGCGTTCGCGCAGCGCGCCCGCGACTTCCCCGCTCATGTCAGGCGCATCCGTTTCCAAGGGCGCAGAAGCGCCGCGACCGCGGGCGGCGGCCCGATGTCCTGCGCGGCGTCGCGATGCGTGAACAAATGGCCTGCCATGCGCAGAACACCCAGCCGCAGCGTTTCGGGCAGAACCGCCCACTCGCCTGCAAGCCCCGCTTGATAGGCGACCTCGATCCGGCCGGCGCTACCCGGCTGGATCACGCGCACCCATCCGTCGCCCTGATTGTCGATATCGACGGCATAGTCGGCGACCGGCAGCGTAAAGGGCGCGCCCTCGGCTGGAATGCCCGTCAGGCCCATGACGGAGCGCGCGGGGCTTGCCCCAAGCCGCTGCCACTGCGTCGCGGCATTCAACCGCTCGACGACCCCGCGCCGGATCAGCATCATGCCAGTAAACATCTCGGCCTGCGCAATCGCGGCGAGGACCAGCGCGCCGAGCGGCGCGTCCTCCTCATCGCATTCAAGCCGCAGGAATGCTTTGGCCTCGTCGAGCATCGCGCCGTCGAGGCCCAGCGCATCGCGCGTGAGCATGGTTGGTCTCCTGTCACTGCTGAGCCCCTCCCCGTCAGGGGAGGGGAGATGGAATCAGATCGCGCGTCGCCCCAAAGCGGTCAGCGCGGCCTTGATCGTCACCGCGGACGCCGCGATTTCGCTGCGGAACAGCAACTGCACAGTGCCCGCCGTTGCGCCCACCGCGACGATCCCGCGCCACATGATGGGCACGTTGGTGTTGGCTGCGCGCACCGCGCCAGTAACACCCGTGGTCGCGGCGTCGGCGATCTGCTCGGTCCCGCCCAGGGCGGTTGCCGAGGTCGGATGGATCATCATCCCCGCAACCGAAGCACCCGCGGGGACATCCAGCGCCAGCGCGATACCCGTCGTTGCCGCCGCCGCCTGAAACGCGCCGATCAGCTCGACGACATAGGTGGTGTTCGCACTCGCTGCGAACGACAGGCCTGTGACGTTCGCCAGCGCCGTCGTGCTGTTGGCGACGTCGGCGGCAAGTCTTGTCCAGCTCCACGGATCTGCCCCGCCACCACCCGCCTCGCTTTGCTTGGCGAGTGCGACATGCGCGTTCACCGACGTCCCGACGGTCAGCCGGTCTTCGTCGCTAATCAGGTAGATCTCGCCCACTTTCAGGGCATTGGCCGTCGCCGCCGCGTCGATCTGCGCGCGCGTCCCGCGCTTGTGGCGAAGGCTCGGCATGTCAGAAGGTCCCGCAATCGACGTCGCCGACCGCCAGCGTAACAAAGCCGTTGCCGGCATCCTTGGTCCACGCCATCGATACGTTCATCCGCACCACGCCATCGGTGCCGTTGGTCCCCCAGAGATAACCCGAGGTGCCGCCGCTCACCACCGCGACCTTTTCGTCGAGGTCGGACGCCGGAATGTTCATCGCGGTCTTGAGCGCGTTGACGGTGATCTTCATCTCCTTCTGCCCGGATGCAGACGCATCGTGGATGCACAGCAGGTCGGCCGCACCATCGACCGCGCCGATCGCGGCGAGGTCGTCGATCGGCGGCACGACCGGCAGCTTCGCGGTCGCGCCCGTCGCCACATGCAGCGTGCCGCGGTCGGTCGTAAAATGCGCTTCGCCCGCCAGCATCCCTGCCGAGGGCACATTGGCCTTGAGGCCGCGCTTGAGTTGAATTCGGGGCATCGGAATATCCTTCGTTCAAGGACCCTCCCTTGACGGGGAGGGTTGGGTGGGGGCGCGCCGCGCCAGCGGCTAAGAAAAAACCCCGCCGTCGATAACCTCCGCCACCGGCCCCTCGGGGCCCGGCGGGCCCGCCACGCCCGGCGGGCCGATCAGCGTCGGGATCGATGCGATCGGCACCACCAGCGCGGACGGCGCGATCCGACCGCCGGGGCCGCGCCAGCGCGCAACGATGGCCGGGTCGGGCACGCGCCACTGGAGCAGCATCGTCATGGCGTCACCGACGGACGGATGCGGATCGCGACCGGCTCGGTCACGATCGTTGCGCCCGCCACTTCGAGCTTCGCGTCGGCCAGATAGGCGCCTGGCGTCAGCGCGGCCGAAGCGGCGGCTGGGATGGTCAGCGTCCAGCCGGGCGGAATCTCGCCCGCAGCTGCGCGCGGTGTGATGGCAAAACTCGCCGCCGCAACCGCGCCCTCGGGAACGCTGGTGCGCCCCGGCGGCACGGCCTTCAAATCGGCCGCAATTGCCGTCACGCCGGCCGGATCGCCCGACACGGCGTCAAGCGCGAGCTGAATCGTCTCGCCTCGCTGAAACACAAAGGGGGTCATGCTTCGCCTTTCCCCTCTCCCCTTGCGGGAGAGGGCAGGGAGAGGGGGCGCGCCGCGTCTGCGGCGCACGGGAATCGCGGGGGAGAAGGACTCTCCTCCCCAACCCCTCCCCGCCGCACGTCGACGGGAAGGGCTCGGGGCAACGCTTACGTCGTCGCGATCTTGATCAGTTTGATCGCCTCCGAATTCGAAACCGCCCCGCCAATCCGCTTCGTCGCGTAGAAATTGACGTAAGGCTTGTTCGAATAGGGATCGCGCAGGATATTGGTGTCGCTGCGCTCGGCGATCAGATATCCGGCCTTGAAATTGCCGAACGCGATCGGCGTGGTGTTCGCCGCGACATCGGGCATTTCCTCGCTCTCGATCACCGGATAGCCGAGCAGCGTGTCGGGCTGCCCCGTCACCAGCCCCGGCGACCAGACGAACGCGCCGTCATTGGTCTTCCATTTGCGCACCTTCGCAAGCGTCGCCGAATTCATCACCCAGGCCGCCCCCTGGCGATAGGGCGCGCGCAGCGTGTGAACGAGGTCAAGCAACTTGTCCTGCGGATTGGTCGCGACGAAATCGGACGCCGCGCCCGAGGGCAGATACTGGAGCACCCCGAACGCGCGTGTCGCGTCGCTCGCCGCGTTGATCGTGTAGGACAGAAAGCCCTTGGGCTTGTCGGTCCCGTCGCCGACGACGAACGCCGCGCCTTCCGCGCGGGCGAATTCGGTCGCGATCTCATTCGCAAGCCACGCCTCGACATCGAACTGCGCGTCGTCGAGCATCGCCTGCGTCGCCGCAGGTTGCGCATAAAGCTCGCCGAACGGCGGCACGATCTCTTCGAAC